CTTGATTGGCTACGCAGCTGAGCGGGGATTGGGTGTTGTTATGCTGTTTGCTGATAACCAAGGTATCGCATGCCATCGATACGCTGAATCTTCATCGGGGAATTACTGCATCATGATTAATTCGATGCAGTTATACCCTCAGGGGCACTGGACGCTGCTAACCAAGTGCCACTCCGACCTAAACCACATGTACATGAAGGGGAGTCTGAACGAGCCTGAAATAGGTTGCCGTTGGTTGGGATATACAAATTCCATAAACTTCGGGCAACTTGTTCCACGACCCCATAATCTGGATGTGAGGAGCTATGTTGACGCTCGGGAGAAAATGCGAGTCCAAGGAATGAACCAGATAGTTACTGTCTCAAAGCAGTTCTGGTTTCTTACTGGAGTCTTTACTATCCCGTTCACAACGAAGAGTTACATCATTGACGCCACACGGAGTCATAAGATGTGTACTGAGTTGGCTCTAGCTAGGACTGACGGAGATGTTGATGATATAATGGCCAATTTACTTCTGGGTCGAGAGATCAACTCTGAAGTGAATCCGGTCGTTGCCGTCCACACTGAGGAGGTAATGAAGCTTTACGCGCGCAAATTGAGGAGAAACCGCATCACCCTATGTACCCGTGGGATGATTACGGTTAACGCACCTTCAGCATCAGCCATAATACCATCCATTGGGATCATGGCTGCAAATGCGGCTGGTGCGCTTGCGGGAGGGGGACAGTACTCCCACAACCACTTTGAAATTCCGGACTGGCGTAAGGAGGATCAAAGTGGTCTCGGCGAACGCTGTAAGTCTAAGTTGAACAGACCTATAGCAGTCGCACCAATTGGGTGTCCTGTCCAGGAAGCGACACCCGTGGGAATGGGCCTCGTCAGCCTAACTGATGAGAAGGGGATCTTCGCTGCTGGCGGAGGGCGTGGGTGCACAAAAGCTAAGTGTAGCGATACACCTAAGCGGAGCAAGTTTCTGACGGATTCCAAGGAATTCGTTTTGGAACAAGTAGCCAACACGCCAATGGATGATATTCGACCCGAGGATTTTAGTCTCAAAGGCATCATTGCACAGTTTGTGAGAACAAATACTGGTAAGAAGTCAGCGAGATGGATTGAATTGAAGGTTCGCAATTATGTCCGTTACCGTTGCGGTAAGATGTCAGCGAAAGAAGAGAGAAAGTTCAACAGACATGGGGCGTTTGTCAAGTTCGAGTCGAACATCAAGGAGAGGAGCGGCAAAGCATGCGTCCGCCCTCGATTGATCATGACGATGTCTGACAGAATGCAGTTCGAGCTATGTTATTTATCCAACATCTCAGATGTCTGGTACGACGGCCCGATAGCAGACTATCAGATAAAACACATGTCTCCGGAAAAGGTGATCAACAAGATTCGCCAGGCGCAAGACCGTCATCATTGTGTGACGGATTACTCAGCCTTCGAATCCTCAATAGTAGCAGACGTGCGAGAGATCGAAATGACCCTCATTTACGCATTGTGCGATAAAGCTGGTTATTTTACGACAGCTCGTATCTTACGTGAACTTGAGATTGAATTGGGCAGAACGCTTCATTGTGAGGGGTTGCGTTTGATGCTTAATTCTCGTTGTTCAGGCGATTATTGGACCTCGTTAGGCAATGGCATAATCGCCATATGTTTGATGAGGTTCTGCCATTACCAAAACGGATTGACTGAAGAGTTCGTTATGTTGGCAGAAGGCGATGACGGGTTGGTTCCCATCAAGACGCCTAACGTCGAGCTGCTAGGCGAGTTGGGGTTTAAGTTTTCGTCCGAGACATCTGGCACGAGACCAGGTGATACGGATTTCTTACGGAGTCTCTGGGAGAAGCGCAGATACCTAAACATAGGTAGAGTCATCTCAAAGATTTTCTGGGTTAAGAAAGCTTTCTATCTCCGCCGTTCAAAACAGTTGTTCCTATTAAGAACGATGGCTCTTAGCTTGCATCATTCTAGCCCCGGGCATCCCGTGCTTTGGGCAGTAGTCAAGTTAATTGAGCGTGAGACAAGAGGTTATTGCAACTTTAAGAGCTCAAAATCTTTCTTGGACAATTGGAAGGATTGGGACTTCAGCGGCAAATTCCCAGAAGTGGAGGTGTGCGAACCAATGAGACAACGTGTGTCTGAGGGAGCTGAAGGGTTCCCTCCTCTCTGCGTAACCGCGCAGAAAATTCTGGAAAGAAGAATACTAAGCGGTGATTTGAACACCCTTGGGCTACTCCAAGACTTTCCAGATTTCCACGCGTGTTTCTTAGCATCGCGACCTGAGACAGTAGATTTTAGCCAGTCAGATATGAAACAATTATATGAAGTAGTAGGTCTTAGATACGTAGAAGATGACTTGTGGCTCTATGAGGCACAAGGTGTAGTTCGTAGCTCCCCTAGCCAGAGGAATACTGGCAAAACCAGCAACCCCCCCACAGGAGTTG